TCACACCGCCAGCCCGCCGCCAAGAGGGTTTAACGTTACTGCGTGTTGCAGATAATCGGGGGCCAGGTGAGCATAAACCATCGTCTGTTGTATGCTGGCGTGCCCAAGAATTTGCTGTAACGCAATAATGTTTCCCCCGTTCATCATGAACCAGCTTGCGAACGTATGCCGAAGCACATGCGTGGCCTGCCCGCGTGGTAAATCGGGCTTAACCTGTCTGAGCCGTTCGCAGAAGTTTTCATAATCAACTTTGAACAGTGGCCCGGTGTCGCTGGTCTTGATCTCTTTCTCCAGTTCTTCCGATATCGGAACCGTGCGTTTTTTCCCGTTTTTGGTCTTAAGGAACGTTACGCGCCCGTGATTTACCTGCTCGCCTCGCAGCGTGCTTCCTTCGCCCCAGCGTGCGCCGGTGCTGAGGCATAGCAGTGCCACGCGTCGATCGTCGCCGGTCAGAGTATCCAGCAATTTGCTGATCTCAGATTTAGCGAGATAAGTCATAGCTGGCGGCGCTTCTTTCAGTGGTTCCAGACCCTTACAGGGGTTTTCCTTCCTGAACTCTTCCAGCTTTATCAACGTGCTGAACATCCCGGATAAGCGGTAAATATCACGGTTGATCGTTGCTGCGCTGATACCGTCCTCCAGCCGTTGGCTTCGGTGCTGTGCAATCATTCGCTTGTTCAGTCGGTTAACGGCTGGATCACCCAGCGCCCTGATTGTTTTATTCAGGTGCCGCTTTTCAATCTCGCCATTTTCCTGAGTCTGTCCATACAGCAGCCACCAGGTATCTAACAACTCGCTTAAGGTGCGGCGGTCAACGCTCGCGCCCAGCCATTCCTTTTTGTCGGCGTTGGCTAATACATAACGCTCAAAAAGAACTGCCTCTTGTTTCTTCTCAAATCGCCTGCGGATACGTTTTCCGTTACGTCCGCGCGGCCATACGTCTACTTCATATTGACCACCTTCGAGCTTCTTAATCGACATAAGAAAGCCCTCCGGCGTTTATTTCCCCATCCTGATAACAGATAGTGAAAATGTAATGTTTATAAACAGTTAACCAGTTTGTTTCTCGGAGCGGTCTGATCCAGTTGACTCTGGCCCAATGTGTGCGAGGGCCGGTGCGATTTGACCAGCTTGAGGGGCGGTCTTATCTGTCATGAGCCAGAGCGTGTATTTTGCGAAACGTGAATGCTGAGTGATTTTAAGCAAGATATCGCTACCAATACTCTCCACTCTTCCTGTCTCGTAATACTTCTGCGTGCCAGCAGGTATTCCTGTTAATTCAAAGAATTGCTGCCTTGTTAACCCCTCCGCATCCCTGATAGCTCTGATTTTTTCACCCACGCCGCTTGACGGGGTAGGGATCTCTACCATAACATTCTCCTTAAGGGTGGTAATCTCTACCATTAGCAACCGCCAATATAAGCAGTTACAAGCCGAAATAAGCGCCTAGCGCCAACGGGGATTATGACACATGACAGAGAAAGATTTAGAGGGGTTCATTGAAGTGCGTCACGCTGTTGACGCGGTTCCATACCCAAAATTTGCCGAATTGATCGGTAAGAAGCCCGCCACGGTTAAGAGCATGATTGAAGACGGTAAGTTGCCGATCATCCCGTGGAAGAACCCGGAAAGCCTGGGCGCCCGTGCTGAGAACTGGATCTATATTCCTGAGTTCAACCGCGCAATGCGTGACGCTTACTACAACCGTCCGAGAGAGCAGCGCGATGCTTGGTTGCTGTGGATCGGTCTTTGAGGTTATCGCGATGAGCCAGAAAACAGCCAATCACGAAAACCGGGTGCGTGAATGTAACGACATTCTGGACACCCATTTAAAAGATATGCAAACAGGCTTCATGATTCGCACCAATAGCGGCGAGTTTATGATCAGGGATAAAAAGCTGATTAAGAAAATAACCAAAGACGTGGCCTGCCATGTTGATGGTGAATTGCTTAAATTGGGAATGTGAGGGGGCTTTTGTGGCTGTGCAATTAATACAATTAAGTCGTCATTCATATTTATATCGTGGCTTCACTATTCAGAAATGCCCGCGTAATCCTTTTACGTTTAAGCACTCTTATCGTATTTCCAGCAATGGCGATTATTACGGGCGTGATTTTGCTTTAGCGGAAGCCATGCGCACGGTTGATCAGATGTATAAACAAGGGGGCAGTAATGCACGATGAAGGCCCATCACTGGCGAGCCTGCTTAAGCACGGGTGCCAGGTTACACACTTCAAAAACTCACGCGGCTGGCTGGAAACACCAGACGGGCAATTCTTTAAACCTGAGCCTAGCAAGGTTCAATTTATTAAGGGAATGAGTAAGCCCTTTGTTTATACGAAGAAGATAAACAAAGGATTGCTTTTTAACCTTGTTAATTCTTTGAGAAATTTAATCGGCTAACAACGCCAGTTAAATAGTAATTAAAAAACTGTCTTCACTGTCGTCACTTAATTAAGTGATGGCGCTTTCACTCATCCTAAAAAGGATAAATAGCATGTTTAATAAACTGTTTGGAAAAAAAGTAGCAGCGGCAAAAGTTGAACTTAAGAAAGTGGAAAATCGCGATCTGATGGAAGCTATTGTCGGCGGTTGCCTTTTGGTATCTGCCGCCGATGGCGAGATCGAAAAAGAAGAAACCAGCAAGCTGGATCAGCTTATCCGCTCTAACCCGCGCCTTGCGCATTTCGGCAATGAAATCACATCCACCATCAACCGCTATACGGAACAGCTTGAAGCTGGCTTCCGCGTTGGCCGCATGAACATTTTGCGCGAAATCGACGACATCAAAAACGATCCGAAAGAAGCCGAAGAAGTCTTCGTCAACATGCTGACTATCGCCGAAGCGGACGGCCAGATCGAACCGGAAGAACAGAAGGTGCTGGAAGAGGTAGGGCGCCGTCTGGGGCTGCGTGTTGAGGATTATCTCTGATGCTGCGCGTGCTGGATTCACTACGTCCGGCGCTGGCCCTGCTGTTGGCCTTCATGGTCGTAGCAGTGGATTTCACCAGCTACCTGCTTTCGGTGATTGGCGACGCCTTCTTCGTTGGCGCTCTTCTTCTCCTTGTCTGGCCTGCCCTCAAGTCAGCTAACCAATCAGCGGATCACCAGTAACAGATTGCCGGGGAAACCCGGCAATTTCTGAGGCTTCGAATCATGACTAAACGCGATCAATATAACTTCATCCTGCACGTTCTCTTACCTGCTGTTGAGCGTGAAGGGCTGACGATTAAAACCCGACGCGATGGCGAGTTAACCCTTTCTTCTGACGATCCCTCTGTTTCTTGCTTTATCGACGACATGCGCCAGCGCCTTACCACGGCGTTGCAGCGTCCGGCTGTTCCATCTTCCCCTTACGGAGTCCTGTAAAATGATCCGCCCGTTCATCAAATGGGCAGGGGGTAAAACCCGTGTCCTCCCTGACCTGCTGCCGCATCTTCCTAAAGCTGACTGCCTGATCGAACCGTTCGTAGGCGGCGCATCGGTATTTCTGGCGACTGAATACCGCCGCTATGTGCTGGCTGATATCAACCAGGATCTTATTAACCTGTATCGGGAAGTCACCCGTTACCCGGACTTAGTGATCGATGCTGCCCGCGAATTGTTCAACAGTAAGAATAGCCCGCAGGGATACAACGAAGTCCGTGCCGCGTTCAATAAGCAGGTGGGTACGGTAAAAAGCGGTGGGTTGCGTTATGGCGCTGAAATGGCGTGCATTATGCGCGCTGCTCAATTCCTGTATCTGAATCGCCACGGTTATAACGGCTTATGTCGATACAGCCGGAAGACCGGCTTTAACGTGCCGTTTGGCAAGTATAAGAGCGTCTACTTTCCTGAAAATGAAATCCGCCTGTTTTCCGAAAAGGCCAACGATACAAAAGCAATATTTCTTTGTGCGCCGTTCCAGCGTTCTCTACAGGTCGTCACGGGTGGCGATGTTCTCGTTTACTGCGATCCGCCTTACCTGCCTGAAAGCAAAACAGCCGATTTTACCCAATACCACACCGAACCATTCACGGAAGGCAACCACCGCCAGTTAGTCCAGGCACTGCTGGAAGTTAACCGTAAGCATGGCGTGAAGGTCGTCATTTCCAACAGCGATACCGAAGCCACCCGCGCGATTTATCAGCCCTTCAAGATGCACGAAATCAGCGTGCAACGTTCCGTCAGCACCGACAAAGACAACCGCCAGAAGGCCAAAGAAGTGATCGGCGTGCTGCCTGTCTGCGACTGCTGCGGGCGTTACGGCGGCGGTTGCCCTGATTGTGGCGCCGTGATGGGTGATGCGACTTACAACGCGATGGTTGCGGCGGGCGCGTTTGACGATCTGGAGGCTTTTTAATGAATCTTATAGACGCCTGGATCGTTGAAATCATAAGCGTGAGTCGTGGCGAGATTGTGCCGTATTGGTTGGTTGAGGCGAAAGTAACAGCTTATGGAAGGGAGTCAATAACCACAATTCTGAAGAAATCAGAAGAGGAAGCCAAAGCCGTTAAAGTAGGGGATGTAGTTCAAATATGACCACGGAAACCCGTGGCCGTCGCGCCCCTTCTCCACCTCCACCGTATCCGGGTAGCACTGACAATGCTATCCCTTACGCTTATGGCGGGAACAAACCATACCAGCCGATTGGCGTTGATGTAGCGCCGGGGCTGGATGGTTTCGACTATCTCACGCCGGATGGCACGCGTAAGCATATTGCGTTCAGTGAACTGGTAGCGGAAGACGAAAAGCCAGAACGCAGTAAGCTGCTGCGTCGCCGTCTGGCTTCACTTCCGCAGTATGTTCGCCGCCACTTTGCCGCGAAGCTTGATGCGCTGGACGCGAAAGACCGTAAAGCGGCAGATCACTGGCTGGTTAATACCTTTGAGCGCCACGTATTAACTCGTATTGATAACGTAAACAGCATTTACCAGCCTGACAGCGTGATGCCCGGTATTCTGCTGCCTATCCGCGATCAGCTTTTCCGTATTCTCTGGGCGGGAAAAAAAGAGTTAAAAAGACTGGCTTATACGCTTGCCGATATCTTTACGAGCGAGTTTATACGCGAGTCCGATCACCAGTTGGCGCACACCGGCGATCCAGAGTTTGCGGCACTTTCTGGCTATGGTCGTATTGCGTCGCTGGCGGTGCATCTGAAAACGCCGATTCCCGGCTGGACAGCGTATTGCAATGAAGAACTTGAAGCGGAGGACGCGTTACGCGCGGTTCTTCGTCTTGAGTCACCGCAGTGGTGGTTAAACCGCCTGCGTCGTATCCATGCCCGCTGGCGCGAGCATTTGATGATCGCTACGGGATACGTACAGGTGAAAGCCTCTCCGTACAGTAGCGCACCGTGTCTTACGGAATGGCTGGCCCAGAAAAAGGCTAACCGTGAATACCTCAAGGCTATGGAACTGGAGGATCAGGACACGGGCGAACGCATTTCACTGATCGATAAAGTCGCCGGCAGTGTTGCCAATCCGGCCAATCGTCGCCGCGAACTCATGACGAGAATGCGCGGATTTGAAGAACTGGCGAAGCTGGAAGGGCTGGCCGGTGACTTCTACACGCTGACAGCGCCTTCCCGTTATCACTCTATGCAGCACAATGGTCTTCGCAATAATAAATACCGTGGTGCGTCGCCGCGCGAGACGCAGCAGTATCTTTGCAAAGTCTGGGCGAGAACCCGCGCCGCGTGGAAGAGAAAAGGTATCCGGGTCTTTGGCTTTCGTGTGGTGGAACCGCACCACGATGCAACGCCGCACTGGCATTTGCTTCTTTTTATGCGCCCGGAATGCGTTGAGCAGGCGCGTGAAATCTTCCGTAAACATGCCCTGAAAGAAGACGGCAACGAACCGGGAGCGCAGGAAAACCGCTTTCAGGTTGTGCCGATCGATGAAGCCCACGGCAGCGCTACCGGCTATATAGCGAAATACATTTCGAAGAATATTGACGGCTTCGCGTTGGATGGCGAGAAGGACGATGAAACCGGGGAAGATCTGAAAGAAATGTCTCTCCGCGTTAGCGCGTGGGCGTCGCGCTGGTCTATTCGCCAGTTTCAGCAGATCGGCGGTGCGCCGGTCACGGTATATCGCGAGCTTCGCCGCTTGGGCGATCGCGAACTGGTGTTACACCCTGAACTGGAAACCGCCCGGCAGGCCGCTAACGGTGGCGAATGGGATAACTACGTATTAGCCCAGGGTGGCCCGTTGGTTGAGCGCGATAAGCTGCGCATCCGTCTGAATTATGAAACCACTGAAAACGGCAACGCCTACGGCGATAACGTCCAGCGAATCACCGGTATCTATTGCCCGCTTACGGGTAATAACTCTTTGATCTTCACCCGCACCACTCAATACAAAATCGTGCCGAAGCGTCAGAGCGCTGACGGTGTGGCCGTTGACGTTGGTTTTTCAGGCGGCAGCGCCGCCCCTCGGAGTTCTGTCAATAACTGTACGCGGGATCCCGCGGCAGGTGCTGACGGTGTTGAACATGCCGCCAGCGAAGCTAAAGAACAGTCAGGAATGACTGTGCCAGCTGAGGGCGTGACGGTGAATTTTGATGCGCTTTCACGGCAGGAAAAGCGAGAACTGGCGCAGCGGCTTAGTGACGATGTGCGAAGTAAGCGTAAAAAACGGCCACTGGAACGGGAAGAGGGGGCCGGGCTATCCGTGAAAGAGCAGCAGATCAGTGAACTGCTGGCGCTGCGTGGGATTGATGCCAGCGCCGGAATGGTCAGATCGATGATTGCGGGTGCGTCAGTGGCGTGCGGCGATCTTGTTATGACCGTGCAGGACGGGCGGCTGGTATCGCGCAACCGCGCAGCGTCCGGGCTGGATAAGCTACCGTCGCAGGTGATGGCGGCGAAGCAAAAAACAAGTGATCTTGTGAACAGGATGAAAGCAGCATTTTCGCGGAACTAAGCCGATATAAGCCGCTCTAAGAAGCAATTACCCATTTTCCACACAATCGAAATAGTTATGACTTTCGCCGTTTTCTGCTTATAGTGTGCGCGCTTTTGTGTCATAACTAAGCTAATAATAAATGGCATTTCGCTTACACACGCAGTTAGGAGGCTCTTATGACGAACCATAATCAGATGAGTCAGATATATTCTAAATTCGGCCGGGCCGGGTTTAATCTCTCTTACATCCGCAGGTTGTTGCCTGACTGGTGGGATGAGAAGCTTGCTGACACCCCATCAGGGCGCCAGTATGCGTGCCTGCACCTTGCGCGTATGTTTAGCATTCTCCCGGATAGCCTGAAAGATGGTAGCGAAGGGGTATGCTTTAATTTTGGTGGAAACCATAAATATAAACATCGCCAAAATGTAGCCGAGAACGATTTAGATATCGCTACTGCTGTTGCCTATACTGCGGCCGGTATTGTCGCGTCTAATTTCAAAGTCCCTTACGATGCCAGTGCAGTGCTGGATCCTTTGGCTATAAGAACCCAGATTCTTACTAAGGAATCATGGGTATCGCTAGATAGCCTGGTAACATACTGTCATTCGATTGGCATTCCTGTTGTTTATCTAAAATGCTTCCCTCAAGCTGCCAAAAAAATGGCCGGGCTGGCGCTAATGAGTCACGGGCGCCCGGTGATTGTTCTTACTCAGCCTCAGAAATATGGCTATATGCTGTTTGATCTCGCGCATGAGTTAGGCCATATCGCCAGAGGGCATCTGAACGCAGAAAACGGGCAGTGCCATATTGATGCAAAAATTGAGAATGCTTCGACGGACAACGTAGAGAAAGAAGCCAACGAATTCGCCTTCCAGGTCATTTCGGGGCAGAAGTCTTTACGTATCGTTCCTACCGCTGGCAGGTTGAATGGGCCTGGTTTGGCTCGCGCGGCTCAAAAGTTTGGAAGTGATAATCACATTGACCCGACTCACATCGCTTTAAATTATGGTTTCGCGCAGAACTGCTGGGGCGCTGCTGTTAACGCTGTTAAAGCACTCTGTGCTGGTGAAGACTCAGATCAGGATTTTGTGAGGGCCATGATGAAAAGCGGGATGGATTTAGAAAATATCCACGAAGATGATCTTAAGGTTTTAGAAAATCTAATCGGGGAATAATAAGTGATTGTTCTTTCTGACAATGATGTCATTTTGAAGCTGGCCCAGTGCAATCTGTTATCACAACTGCCAGTGGTTTTTAACCAACCCCCCGAACAGATCTTCATTAACCCTGCTGCTCGTTTTCAGCTTCTGCCGAAAAATCCTGATAAAGCAATCAGGAAGTGTGGTAGCCAGGTTGTTTACGAGCAGGTGGGAGCCTTCATTGAATCTGTACAGGATATCCCGGAAGTTCAGGACTCACAGCTTATTGAGCTTTTGGGGAGTGTGCCCGGAATTGATGTAGGCGAACAGCTATTGCTTGCCTCGTGCATAGAGAACCCAGAAGCCATTTTCATGACTGGTGATCGCCGCTGTTTGACTGCAATTGTTGCAAACCAACCGGCCCTTTCCGTGATTCATCAGCGTTTACTGGATGCAGTTGTTACCTTTGAGTCGTCACTTTTGTTATGTGTCCACGGTACAGATCAGGCTCAAGTTTATGAAAATTTGGTGAGCAATCCTAAACCTGACGGCATGTTGAAATTGGCTCTTTCAAACGCTGGCGCTGCAATGTGCGAATGTATCTTTTCCCATACTCGTGAGTTTTACGATTACCTTGCCTTCAAAGATCGACTTCCTGATCGGGAGTGGGGAAGGTAAAAAATTAAGGGCTAACAAAGCCCTTTTTTATTGCGCCAAAAACACTGCAAAAAATTGCACATAAATGCACAAATATTTCGGCATTCGTATTATCACGACAGGCCAGACGGGGCGGGCCTTCCGGTGGTTTGCACATTTGCACAAAAAAGCGGGGTTTCTGCGTGCGGGCGAGGCGGGGGAATGAGCGCGCGCTGAGGGGTGGGATAGGGTCGGTATTATCTGCGCCGATTTTCGCGCCGCTGCGCCTCGCTGCTGCGTCGTTTTCGGTTCGCTGTGGTGGTTTGAGGCAAAAGAAAAGCCCCTGCCAGCGGGCTGCTGAGGGGCTTACGTGCGGTGTGGTCAGTTGCGGCCGTGCTGGCCGTTCCACGGTGGTGGTGGGTGTGTCCGGGCTGGCGTCAGATTGCTGCCTGCAACAGTGCGTAAGGGTTGAAGCGCACCACGTCGATCCCCAGCCAGTCGTTTAACTCTTTCAGGCTTTCTTGTATCGGGGCCAGTTCGTTGATGGAAAACACCTTCGCCGCTTTCTCTACGTCGCCGAAGCCACCGGAGTTATTCGGCATTACCCCCATCAGAACGGGCGGCACGCGGTGCGCGGCTAACAGGTCGTCGCGGGTGGCGTCTTTGATGCCGGTAAACTCATCCTTCGCCGCCACCTGGCTGAACGGCATAATTTGCAGGCCGTCTTTTTTCCCGCCCGCCGCGTAGACAAACAGGTTTTTAAAAGCACCGTTGCCGCGTGCATCTTTCAGCGACTTCTTAAGCTTTTCCACATCGTTATTATTCGCCACCGGGTCAGTGAGGTAGACGATCACACCCGCATGACTGCCGTTAATGTAGTAGTTGCGGCGGAACACCGTTGCTTCACCGTTCAGCATGGCGCTTTGTAGCGCGGCCAGATATTCCGGCGCGCCGTAGATCTCCTGGTGCGGGCTGGGGTTCTTGATCTGGCAGACGCTGCCCGGTTCGAACGCGTGATCGTCAACGTAGCGCGGAACAAACCAGAATTGAGCCGGGTCTATGCCGCGACGCGTATATTTCGCTTGGCTGTGCCGCAGTTCAATCGGCTGGCCGAGTCGGTTGCGGCGGCATTCCATGTAACAGTTACCGAAAATTAAATAATCCTGCACCCAGGCGGTGAACTCCTGCCGGGTCAATAGCGGGTGTGGTATGTAGCAACTGGCGATAACATTGCGTTTAAATATCAGCGGTGACTGGTGATAGGCGGCAACGTCGAACATGCGCGCAAGCCCGTAGGGGCTGATCGGTGGTTCATACCAGCGGCCATTGTTATGGCATTCGAGGCACTCCATAAGAGACGCGCGATCGTTGACTGCGATCGGGTCGCCAAAGCTGAAAGATTCCACGCTTTCCAGCGGGGTGGCTGCGTTGCTGGCCGTGCTGGCTGGCGCAGCAGTTGGCGCCCTGAATTTCTTTTTGCCGCTCAATTAAAACTCCTCCACAAAACTGCCGTTATCGCCGGTCACTTCCGCGCCGATCGGTTCGTTGTAAATGCCCTGCATAGTTGCCCATGCCAGATCGCCGTGATTGCTGCCACGGGCGCGATCTGACTGGTAGGTAATAACGCCGCCAGCGGTGACTTTACGCACGGTCATAAACGACTGTGCGAGATCCATCATTCCGGCGTCGAACTCAAAGCGCCCGGCGCGAATGACCATCAACATTTTGAGCACCATCGACCGCTTAAGAACCGGTGAATAGTTGTATTTAACCGCCTGCGGGAAGAACTTGATCACCAGTTGATAAACCGCATCGCCGATCCCCGTGCCGTCGATAGCAATGTGCTGCACGTTGTAGCGGGTGGTGATCTCTTTAATAAAATTGGCCTGCTCTTCGTACTCCATGCCGCGTAACTGGTGGCGCTCTACCGCGCGGAACTTACCACCCGGCACGGCTGGCGGGGCCAGCACAACCAGACCGGCGCTGTCGCCTTTGCCGCTGCTGCCGTTGGGGTCATAGCTAACCCAGACAGGGCGATTACCCAGCGGGCGGGGTGCAAACGGGTTCCAGTCCGGCCACGCGTCCGGCATGTAGCCATCAACGCCGCAGCCCAGAATTGCGTTGTAGTCGAAGGCGCGTTCCCCGGCTTTAACGAACATGCAGCCGTACAGGTTGGCGTATTCGTCGGGGGAGTTTTCGTTACGGATTTCATCGGTATCAACCAGATCGAAGCCGAGCTTCACGGCGTCTTCCAGCGTGACTATCTGGCGCCAGATGTTATCCCCGCATAGCTTGCCGTTTTTTAGTGCCTTATAACTGGTGTCGATATCCACCCGATCGGAGCGGCGGCGGTTTTTATTGAACTGATCGCCAGTCCAGAAGGGATAGGCTTCATGTTCTTCACTGGAAGGCGTCGAAAAGTAGGTGCGGCGCAGTCCTTTTTGTGTCGCCATGCCTGCGGCCACTGAGCGCAGTTTGATGAAATTACTGATCCAGAAGGCTTCATCAAGGTACAGATCGCCGGTGTAGCTCTGGGCCGTCGCGGCGGAGGTGCCGAGAAAATACAGGATCGCACCGTTGCTTAACTCAATGGCATCACCGCCCTTAAGTTCTACTCCTATTTCCCTTGCCAGCTTCTGAATGAACCGCTTGAACTGGAACGCCTGGGCGCGGCTGGCTGACAGGAATATCTGGTTATTTCCGGTTTCCAGCGCACGCAACAGCGCTTCGCGGGCAAAGTACCAGGTGGCACCAATCTGACGCGATTTGAGGATAAAGCGGTTACGCCGGTTCCACTGTTTGAACCAGCGTTTTTGATGCTCGTAGAGCGAATCAAAGACCAGGGCGCGAAGCTGGGTTATCTGTTCTTCGGTGAAATGGTTTTTCGGGGTCTTCGCCTTCTTCTCTTTCTCCTGGTCGCGTCGCTCATGCCGTTCAAAGCGGTCAAGCTGGCGCGCCAGCAGGTCAATTTCTTTGAAGTCCTTCGGGGTTTTGTCGTCCTTTTCCACCAGGCGCAGGTAACGAACGTGTGTGCGATCCTGCACCCGTTGCATGGGGGTGGCTTTATCCCATTCGTAGCGGCGGCGCCAACTGTAGATCGTGTTAATGCTCACCCCGATTTCCTTAGAAATCTGAGTGATGCTAAACGCCTGCCAGTAGAGGCTTTTGGCTTTTGTGCTGAGGTCTTCGGCTGTATTCATGGCAACAGGCTATCGCGCTCGCGCGCGCAACAATATCGCCGCTTGTTGTCGCCTGAGTCCGACAAAGTGAAGGCTTTGCGCCTTCAGGCTGCAAAGGGAATGATTGGGGCACTGGTTAATATCAATCGCTTACCAACCCGGAGCTTTGTCACCATGCCAATGACAAATTTTTTCCGCGTCGCAGTCGAAGGCGCAACCTGTGATGGCCGCGTGCTGGAACGTCAGCACATTATCGAAATGGCCGAGCAGTACGATCCCCAGGTCTATGGCGCCCGCGTCAATCTGGAACACATTTTAGGCTGGTCTCCAAACAGTGATTTTCGTGCTTACGGCGACGTTGCTGAAACGAAATATGAAGAAATCGCCGAAGGCCAGTTAAAGGGCAAGTTGGCGCTTCTGGTGAAGGTGGACGCCACGGATGAACTGGTCGAACTGAAGAAGAAACGCCAGAAAATCTACCATAGCATTGAGGTGCATCCGTCCTTTGCCGACACCGGCAAAGCCTACCTTATGGGACTGGCCTGTACCGATAACCCGGCAAGCCTGGGCACCGAAATGATGAAGTTTTGCACCCAGAACGCCAGCGCCAACCCACTGGCCGCGCGTCACTACGCACCTGAATGCTTCTTCACTGAAACCCTGGAATCATCCCTCGAATTTGCGCAGGAAGAGCCGCCAGCTTCCGACACCGGGAAGAATTTCTTTTCCCGTATCAAGGAAATGCTGACCGGAACCCGCCAGCACTTCGATCGTGAAAATGGCGATATCCGCCAGGCGGTTGAACTGGTAGCGGAAAGTCAGGGTGAATTGCTGGACAAGATGGAAAAACTGAGCGCAGGGCAGCTTAAGAACAAGCAGACCGCCGAAGCGGTGGATAAGTTGCGCTCTGAGTTCGACGAGATGAAAGCGCAGCTTTCTACCCAGGACGCCAGCAAATACCGCCGCCCGGAAGCGACCGGCGCAACTGAAAAATCTAACGCCCAGCTTGCTGACTGCTGATCGCCGTCAGTAACGAAGGAACAGTACAGGAAAAATAACTATGCGTAATTCTACCCGTGAATTGTTTGATGCGTATCTTGAGCGACAGGCCGAACTCAATCACATCAACAAATCCCACGTAACAAAGGCGTTCAGCATTGATCCGAGCGTTGAGCAGACGCTTGAAGACAAAGTGCAACAGTCTTCTGAAATGTTGAAGAAGATTAATATCTACGGCGTTAACGATCAGTCCGGTGAAAAAATCGGTCTGGGTGTGAGCGGCCCGATCTCCAGCACCAACAATTCCACCACCGATCGCCGCCAGCCTGTTTCCGTCACGGCGCTGGATTCGAACAAATACACCTGTAATAAGGTGAACGCGGATACTTTCGCCTCTTATGCGCAGCTTGATGCCTGGGCTAAATTCCCGGATTTCCAGCAGCGACTGAGCAATCAGATCATTCAGCGTATCGCGCTTGACCGCATCATGATCGGCTTTAACGGAACCAGCTACGCGGATAAGTCCGACCGCAACGCTAACCCGCTTTTGCAGGATTGTGGTATCGGCTGGCTGCAACAGTACCGCGCAAACGCGCCGCAACGAGTCATGAAAGATATCACCGTGACCAGCCGCGACGATTCCAACCAGGTGATCGCTAAAGGTGATTACGGTAACTACGATTCGCTGGTTTATGACGCGGTCAACTCACTGATGGACGAGTGGTACAAAGATTCGCCCAATCTGGTGGTGATCACTGGTCGTAACCTGACGGTTAGCCGTTCGTTCCCGATCATCAATGCCGTAAGCACCAATAACCCGAACTCCGAAGCGCTGGCCGGTCAGTTGATCGCATCGCGTAAGACGATCGGCAACCTGCCTTCGTTCATCGCGCCTTTCTTCCCTGATGGCAGCATGTTTATCACTTCGTGGGAGAACCTGTCGATTTACTGGCAGGAAGGTGCGCACCGCCGCCGCATTGTGGAAGAGCCGGAATATAACCGCGTCTCTACCTACAGTTCGTCAAATGATGCCTATGTTGTTGAAGATTACGGCTTCGGCTGTCTGATCGAAGGCATTACCGCCGCCGAACCAGCACCGGCACCATAAATCAGCGCAGGCCAGCTAATTGCTGGCCGCTTTGGGGGCATCATGTTGACACCTGCTCAACAACATTTTAACCGCGTGATGGCTGAACGCCGCCACACCAGCCGTGAGCCGTCGCAGCTTGAAATGACGGCCTACGAAACCATGCTTCACCGCCTGCGACTGGATAAAGCCCGTTTGAGCCGTGTCCAGTCCCAGAAGGCTAAAGCGGATTTAAAACGCGAACTGCTGCCGGATTACCAGCCGTGGATCGAAGGCGTACTTACGGCAGATTCCGGCCAGTCTGACGACGTGTTAACCACTATCATGATCTGGTGTTGTGACTGCGGAAACATCGCCGAAGCCCTGCGAATTGGTCAGTACGTGTTGCGCCATAAGTTGCCGATGCCGGATCAGTATCGCCGCACCACCGCCACCGTACTGGTGGAAGAAATTTGCGATCCCGTCCTAGCTGCATTCAAAGCTAACCCAGCTGTTGCGCCGGTCGCCGCTGACCTGCTGGAAGCGTTACGGGGCTTAACCCTGAATGAAGATATGCCGGATGAGGTGCGCTCAAAGCTGCTTAAGGCGCTGGGGTATACGCTGCGCCTGACTGACAACGTTGAATCGCTTACCGCTGCGGTTGAATACCTGCGCCAGGCGGCAGTGTTGAACCCGAAAAAAGCAGGCGTAACCCGTGATATTGAGCTTCTGCAACGTGCGCTTAAGAAGTCCGGGCAACCTGCTGACGGTGACGGCGCAGACGCCAAGCCAGAAGCAAACAGCACCGAAACCCAGACGGCAACGCTGCCAGCCCAGCCAAAAGCGAAGCGGGAAACCAAAAAGCCCGCCGCTAAAAGCAAGCCGGCAGCGAAGAAAAGAACCACGACAGCCCGCCAGAAGGCGGCTTCATAACCGAACGTGCCCCCGCGCACCCAGGCGGCACGGCAGGCGAAAACAGGCAACACCGCGTCTTCGTCCTGCCGTCCACCGCCTGACTTATACGGAGTAGAGATCATGAGTCTGGTAGCCACTGAGCCAGTACGGCCACCATCCGATCCAGTGCCTGATGATGGCGGCGCGAAGGTTGAAAGCCTGCCATTCTGGCCGGTCATTTCGCTGGCTGAACTACGCCGCGCGATGCGTCTTGATGGGCAGGTGACAACCGATCGCCTGATGTCGCGAACGGTGGAAGCGGTGGCCCATGTTAATGATCAGCTTTTCCTGTGGCGCCAGGTGCAGATTGATGCGGGATATCAGGCATTGGCAGAAATTCCGGCCAGTCCGGTGAATGGCATTTCCGTGAAGGTATGGCGCTATAAAAACGCCGTGTATTCACTCACTAAGGCGCTGTTAATTGAAGGCTACCGCGATATTGACACCACCAGTAAAGGCGAAGACCACGCGGCGGCATTAAGCACGCAGATCGATACGCTGTGGCGGGATGTGCGCTGGTCAATCCGTGATATCCAGGACGAAAGCCGGGGCCTGGCGGAGTTGGTGTAATGAACGTTCAGGCGCAGCAAAACGACACAATCGACCTGCTTTGCTGGCGCTATTACGGCAGAACAGCAGGCGTTACCGAGGCGGTGATCGATGCCAATAAGGGCATTTCCGCCGCCACTGAGTTGCAGGCCGGGCAGATTGTTTACCTGCCAGAGATCCAGCCGCCAGCCCAGCGGGAAACCGTGCAGCTATGGGATTGATTAAAAATGAATAATTCAGAGGATTAAGCGGGGTGTAAGTATGGTCGGTGAGCCAATTTCCGGCGCTGCCGCTGCAACGGTGACAATTACAGGCGTCACATTTGCCAGCATGTTATCAGGCACTGACGCGGGCGTTTTTGTCGGCGCTTTTGCCGGGGCTGTGGTGTATGTGCTTTCCGCTGCTGAGTTAAGCCGGTTCGCTCAAATTGGGTATTTCATTGCTTCTTTTTTGATTGGTGTACTCGCGGCAGATATGACAACCGGGTTTATCACGTTGGCGATCGGTAAGTACCTCCCTGACGGCATCACGGTGGGTAAATCTATTGGGGCAACCGTCGCCGCCGCGCTGGGGGTTTATGTACTTCTCATGCTCAGAAAAATAAACCCAGGGCGTTTATTTTCGGGGGGTGGCGATGGTAACGCTAAATGAAGTTCTCCTTATCGTGAATGCAATTACATGCGCAGTAATCGCGGTAACTTTGGGTACTTATCAGCGCAATGGGGCAAAGCATAAGCGAATGGCTGCTTTGTTTGCCTGGGTGCTCATTGTTGCGTGCGGTTCAGTCACCATCCTGATCGTTACCGGAAGGTATTCAACCGCAAACTTTGCGGAGACGGCGATCAATATGGCGCTCTGTGTGGCTGTTTTATCGGCCAAAGGCAACGTCATGAAGATTGTTAACAGATCGGACGTAATGAGCATAAGCAAACGAGGTGCCCGTAATGGCAAATAACTTTAAATTCAGTCAGCGGAGTGAAAATAACCTGCGTGGTGTGCATCCCGATCTGGTGAAGGTAGTCAGGCTGGCGCTGGAGCTTTCGCCGGTTGATTTCGGCATTACGGAAGGTTTGCGTACTGTCGAACGTCAAAAGCAACTGGTTGCGGAAGGTAAAAGCCAGACTATGAACAGCAGGCATATTTCCGGCCATGCCGTTGATGTTTTCGCTTATCCAACGCCTGCCGGTTCATGGGACTGGCAGTATTACCAGCAGATTTCCCAGGCGTTTAAGCAGGCGGGTAAAAATCTGGGCATTCCGGTGGAGTGGGGCGGAGACTGGAAGACGCTTAAAGACGGGCCACATTTCCAGTTACCTTATGCCGATTACCCTGCCTGATGTGCTGTGCAGGTCATTTTTAATTGTGCTGGCCGTGCGTATCGAGCGCGGTCATTTTTGACAGTGCTCCAGCACGTCCGGTATTGACGGTGCGAGCTGGCGAGAGGTTTTGAAATGGGGCTGTTTTCACGCTGGAAAGTGATCGTTTGTCTTGTGCTGGCCGCTGCTGCTGTCTGGGGTTTTAGCCACTGGCGTTACAGTGCCGGTTATGGTGATGCCGATCAGCACTGGCGTGAAGAGTGGGCGCAACGTGATGCACGCGACGCCACTGCGCTGGCACAAAGGCAGGCTAAGGCCAGGGCAGAAGAACAACGCCGACAAGGTGAAATTGATGCGATCAGAAAACAAGCCAGCCAGCAGCTTGCTGGCGTGCAGGCTGATGCCGATCGTGCCCGTGCTGCTTCTCGTGGGCTGCACGACAGGGCCGACAAACTCGCCAGGCAACTGGCAGACCGTGAACGCGCCTGCGGTGCCGGAACTCCCGGCAGAAGCGAGGCAGAAACCAGCGGCGCCGTACTGCTCGCCGACCTGTTCCGCCGCGCTGACGATCGAGCGGGGCAACTGGCAAAAGATGCTGATGAAGCAAGAGCCAGAGGATTAGCCTGTGAGGCTGCATATGATGCGGTTAAGTCCGGGAGGGATAAGTAATGCTTAAACCCGATTTGCTGCGCCAGATGATAAGCCAGCATGTGCCCTGGCTGCGCGAGAATCCCGATAATCTGGCGGTTTACCTGCGTAAAGGCCGTATGGTCAGCACCGGCCAGCGTGCTGCTGCGTTTGAGTATCGCTATACGCTGGAAGTGCTGGTGATGGATTACCCTGAATCTCTGGATACTATCAGTGTGCCGGTGCTGGCATGGGCGCGCTTATATCAGCCTGATCTGTTGTTTAACCCGGACAGGCAGCAGAACGGGATAACATTCGAAGCCGATATCCTGAGTAACAGCACGATGGACGTGCTGATCCAGATTCAGACTGATGAAGCGGTGATCGTCACCCGTGAAGATGGCGAGATCGTCACCCGTCACCGTGCTGACCCTGCGCCGGGGCCAGAAATTGGCGCGTGGTCACTGGTATTTGTTGATGAGGTCAGCGGCGAAACATGGCAGGACAACAAACCGATCCCCTCTTCCAGCAGTTAGACGACTGGCTAGCCAGTGTGGCCGCGCAGCTTTCACCGGGGCACCGTCGCAAGCTGACGCGCGACGTTGCGATCGGGCTGCGTAAGCGTCAGCAAAAGCGTATCGCCAGCCAGAAGAACCCCAGCGGCGAAAGCTATCAGGCCCGCCGCCGCAAAATCCTGCGCACCCAGGGCGGGATAAAGTTCATATGGAATGATGAAGCCAGGGAGTTACGCAACTGGCGAACCACGGGCAGGGGAGAGCACCGCGCAATCACCGGCTATGACGTGGATCGCGGTGCACTGCGCACGTTCTATAAGCGCGATATCCAGCGCTATATTGAAATCAATCTCAACCAGTCAAAGCAGAACCGTACCAGAAAGGATCCGATGTTCCGCAAGCTGCGCACCGCACGCTTTCTTAAGGCTTACGGTACGGGCGGCATGGCTGTGGTTGGCTTTCAGGGGCATACCGCCGAAATTGCCAGCGTTCACCAGTACGGTGAAGTCGATAACGTGGTGCCGGGTGCCCGTGCACGCTACCCGGTGCGTGAACTCCTGGGCATGACCGAGGGGGATTTAGACTGGCTGGCTGATACTGTTGTCGCCTTCATGCAAGAGATTTGATTGTCACCAACCCGCCACAATGGCGCTGCGTTGTTTGCGCGCGCGCGACTCCTGATACTGACTGCATAACCCAAAAGCCGAAACGGTCGTAAAGCCTGCTACCGGGTGGAAGCGACGCCGGACAGCGTAACCGGCACCACGGGAAACAGTCAGCACTATGAATTTAAACGAACTCTATCGCCTTATCTGCAATCTCGCCCGCATTGGCACCGTGCTGGAAGTGAATACGGAAAAGTACCTTGCGCGCGTCGAAACAGGCGAGAACAAAACCGACTGGATCCGCTGGGCAGTGCCGCGCGCCGGTGAAGCCGTGACGTGGTGGGCGCCGACAGTGGGCGAACAGGTTTATATTTTGTGCCCCTGCGGTGAGATGGAAACGGCATTCATTGCCGGAAGCCTTTACAGCGAAGACGCACCGCCGCCAGATGCTGGCGCTACCACCTGCGTGATCTTGCACCCGGATGGCGCCCGTATCTCATATGACCCGGAGGCCAGCGCGCTGGTTGTCAGCGGGGTGAAAACGGCAAGCGTCACCGCGTCGGAATCCATTACCGCCACCGTGCCGGTGGTAACGGTCAAGGCAGATACGCGCGTTACCCTGGACACGCCGGAAGTGGTCTGCACCAACAAGCTGATCACCGCCACGCTGGAAGTACAAAACGGCGGGGAAATGAAGGGCAATATTACCCATTCAGGCGGATCGCTTTCGTCTAATGGTGTCGTTGTCCATTCGCACAAACATAGTGGCGTTCAGTCCGGTGGCAGTAATACAGGTGGCCCGGTATGAGTACAGTCCGTTACAGCGGCATGAATGCCAGTTCAGGCCATGCCATCACCGACAACGAGCATATAGCGCAGTCTATCGGCGATATTCTGTTAACGCCGATCGGTTCCCGTGTAATGCGCCGCGCTTACGGTTCGCAGCTTTTCAACCTGATAGATCAGCCGGTCGATAACGCCATAACGAAGCTGCGCGTTATGTCTGCTATCTACAGCGCCCTGTATTTATGGGAACCGCGGATCTCTCTGACCAGTATCACCCTGAGCGCGCCGGGTGCCGGTCGGCTGGTTGCCACTATCCAGGCCAATCGCACTGACAATCAGACGCCATTTAACGCCGATATCACATTGAGGGGCCAGGCATGAGCGGCACGATCGATTTATCACAGCTACCGCCGCCCGTGGTGGTTGAACCGCTGGACTTCGAAACGCTTTTCGCGCAGCGCAAGGCCGCATTTATTGCGATGTACCCGGAAGACGAACAGGAAGAGATCGCCCGCACGCTTGAGCTTGAATCGGAGCCGATCACCATGCTGCTGGAAGAAAATTGCTATCGCGAATTGCTGTTGCGCCAGCGGGTGAATGAAGCGGCCCGCGCGGTGATGCTGGCTTATTCCACAGATAGCGATCTGGATAATCTGGCGGTCAATTTCAACGTTGAACGTCTGACCATTCAGGAGGAAGACGACAGCGTTACCCCGCCAATTGAAGCCGTGATGGAGTCAGACGCGGATTTACGCACGCGTACCCAGCAGGCGTTTGAAGGTCTGAGCGTGGCCGGGCCAACGGCGGCGTATGAATTTTGGGGGCGTTCGGCTGACGGGCGCGTAGCTGATATTTCGGCGGTCAGTCCTACGCCTGCCTGCGTCACCATTTCGGTGCTGTCGCGTGAGGGTGACGGAACGGCCAACGATGATCTGCTTTCCGTGGTCGCTGCTGCCCTGAACGATGAAGAGGTGCGCCCGGTGGCCGACAGGGTAACGGTGCAGTCTGCGGAGATCGTGCCGTATCAGATCGATGCAACGCTTTACATCTATCCGGGGCCGGAAGCCGAACCCGTCCGGCAGGCATCGGAGCAACAGTTACAGGCGTATATTGCCGCGCAGAATCGCTTAGGGCGTGATATCCGTCTTTCAGCTATCTACGCCGCCCTGCACGTCGAAGGCGTCCAGCGCGTGGAACTGGCGCAGCCTGTTGCGGATATCGTGCTGAGTGACTACCAGGCATCGCACTGCACCGAATACACCATAACGGTGGGTGGTTACGATGAGTAATGACCTGTTACCACCCAGCGCCAGCCGAATGGAGAGAGTCGCCGCGCGCGTCTGTGCGTCGTTGGGTGAAGTGCCCGTGCCGCTGCGTCAGTTGTGGAACCCGTGGACGTGTCGGGCTGATCTGCTGCCCTATCTGGCGTGGGCCTTCTCCGTTGATCGCTGGGATGAGTCCTGGCCGATCAGCACGAAGCGTAAGGCGGTAGCCGATGCGTTCTACCTGCATAAGTACAAGGGTACAACGGGCGCCATGCGCCGGGTTGTGGAGCCGTTCGGCTTCTTCATCCGGGTTAACGAGTGGTGGAACATCGACACCGCACCAGGCACTTTCACGCTGGATATTGGGGTGGAAGACCAGGGCATTAGTGAAGAAACCTATCAGGAGCTTGAACGCCTGATCGCCGATGTGAAGCCGTGCAGCCGTCATATGCTGGGAATGTCTCTTCACCTGCAAACAACTGGCGATTTGTATATCGGCGCGGGCAGTTATTCCGGCGATACGCTGACCGTATACCCGTATTTCCCTGAAACCATAGCCGTGGGCGGTGATGATTACACCGGGGCGGCAATCCATTTAATTGACACCGTGGAGATCGCAAGTGGCGACTAAATATTATGCCGTGCTAACCAATGTGGGCGCAGCGAAACTGGCAAATGCCACGGCATTGGGTGCGCAGGTTGAGATCACCCAGATGGCTGTAGGCGATGGTAACGGCGCATTGCCGACGCCGAACCCGGCACAAACGGCGCTGGTTCATGAGTTGCGCCGCGCGCCACTCAATACCCTGAGCATTGATCCGAACAACGCCAACCAGATTATTGCCGAACAGGTGATCCCCGAAGACGTGGGCGGGTGGTGGATCCGTGAAATCGGCTTATTCGATAAAGACGGCGATATGATTGCCGTAGCCAACTGCGCGGAAACCTATAAGCCGCAGTTGCAGGAAGGTAGCGGGCGCGTTCAGATTGTCCGCATGATCCTGATAGTCAGCAGCACCGCCGCCGTGACTCTGAAAATTGACCCTTCGGTAGTGCTGGCAACGCGCCAGTATGTTGATGATCAGATAATCCAGGTGAAAGCCTATGTTGATCAGCAACTGGCGGCGCATGTGGCTGCGGCTGATCCTCATGCGCAATATTTGCTTGAGTCGGATTTTGATAAATTTTTCCCGGTAGGTTTTCCGCTTCCGTGGCCGCAGGCAACGCCGCCAGGCGGCTGGCTTAAATGCAATGGTGCAACGTTCGATAAGGTCAAATATCCGAAGCTGGCGACGGCTTACCCTTCTGGCGTATTACCAGATTTGCGCGGTGAGTTTTTGAGAGGTTGGGATGATGGGCGTGGGGTTGATGTAAACCGAGTATTGTTAAGTTCCCAGAGTGAGGATTTAAAGGGCCATCGGCATGAGTCCTATTTCTATGCGGGGATCAGCAGAAATGAAGTGCCTTTAACTAGCTTGGATAGTTCGTGTGAAATGCTAACATTAAGCTCAACAACCAATGCACTCGCACCAACGGATATAGATACCAGCGGCACTCTTATCGGTAATGATGATTATAACTGTCTGGCCGAAGGTAATAAAAACAACAAACGAACTGCAACAGGATTAAGTTCCACCATTGTAGGTGGAGGCGAAACTCGTCCGCGAAACGTATCATTTAATTATATCGTGAGGGCTGCATAATGACGCAGGCAGAATTAAACAGCGAACTTATTGCTACTGTGGCAGGTGATATCACGGTATTCAATTACGATGGGGAAACACGCGAATATTTAACTTCAATGGTTGAATATCTGGCGGAAGGTGTTGGCCTTCCTGCAAATTCATGCACCGATGCGCCAAGCGAAAGTAAAGAGGGATTTGCTATTTGTCGAACAGCAGATTTTACCGCATGGGAATACGTCGCCGATCACCGTGGTGAAACGGTATACAGCACTAAAACAGGCGAATCGGAGATCGTTTCTTTGCCTGGCGATTACCCGGAGGGTACTACCACGCTGGCACCTTCGACACCTTACGATACGTGGAACGGTAGCGAGTGGGTAACAGATACGGAAACGCAGCACGCGGCGGACGTGGAAGCGGCGGAGCAACAGAAAGCTGCGCTACTCCTTGAGGCGCAGGCAACGATCAGTCTATGGCAGACGGAGCTACAGTTAGGCATTATCAGCGATGAAGATAAAGCCAGCCTGATCGCCTGGATGAACTACATCAAAGCCGTGCAGGCGGTGGATACCTCGAAAGCGCCGGATATCACCTGGCCGGATAAGCCGGAATAAGTTTTCATTCCGGCACGCATGGCCGGTTCTAACCGTGCTGGCCGTGCGTATCGAGTACAGTCATTTTTAACGGTGCTGTAGCACGGTCAGTTATGGCGGTGTGTTCCGGAAGACGAAGCGGGCAAAGGCCCGCTTTTCTTATATCGAAAGGTTGGTTTTCACCAGAGAGAAGAGATCGTCGATGGTCGTTTCGGCCAGCTTTTCCCGTATGTCCTCGCTTACCCGTTTCAGGTTGAGCGTAAAATCAATTTTCTTTGCCTTCCCGTCCTTAAAAAACTCCGTCCGGTTTTGTGTGATCTGCTCAATTACATACATGCCGTAGATCCTGCCCGTGCCTTCTATCAGGGGCCACGGGCGCCCGGAAAAAGCCATAGTTTCCAGCATGACAAGCGACACATCACCGCCGCTTATTTCGGGGTACAGCGTGCCGCTGAGTACGAACGGTTCTTCATCTGCGCCGATGAACTGATAGCGCGGGGATTTCCCCACGCGATCGTTTTTGACGTGCCGCCAGGAGTTGGTTTTATTCGCACTCTGGTAAGGCGTGGTTTGCAGTGAAAAGGGGAACATCCCCAGAATCATCATCATGATATTGCCCTTAGACGTGATCGGTCAGTTGGGAACGCTTGCGCCGGTCGGCCTGCTGCTTCGCTAACGCAAGTTCTTCGCGCACGCGCCTGATAATAGTTTCTTCATCCAGTTTCTGGCCGCTAAAGTCGAAGTTAAGGTTATATACATCGCCGCCCGGCGCAGGCATGAGCGCAGCGACGGAAGCCGCAGACGGCGACGCCGAAACGGGCACCCGTGCGGCGGGCTTCTCAACCTGCCACGGCGTAACGGAAGCGATCAGCGATCCGGCCTGCTGCGTCACCCAATCGGTAAGGGATGGTAGCTGGCGCTGCGCCTGCTTAAGCGGTTCCGAATATCCGCCACGGATCGGGATATAGGGTTGCTTATTCTTGAAGACGATTTCGCCGGGCCCGTCTTTCTTCTCCGTGGTATTGGTGGCGATCTTGTCCAGGCTACTGCTCATCTTCGGCACGATGTTGGCCGGGCCTTTGAGCGAGTTAATCAGGTTGTCCTGTTTTTTCTGCTTATCGGTTTTCTTTTTCTCTTCGGCTTTTTTACTTTCCTTCGCGACTGCCTGCACGTCACCGGAAAAGGCGTTAACCCGGTCTGCCAGATTGTTGACCGCTTCCGGCGTCATTTGCTGCGCAACCTGCTGCGCTGCTTTCGCTGCGTCGGGAATGGCGCCCAGCTTTTCCAGAATCCAGCCCAGCCCTTTGGCTACGGCCTGAATAGGTAGCGTCAGCGCGCTGATTGCGGCACCTACAACCTTGCCGAACGTTTCCCCGGCACTTGTGCAGGATGCCAGCGCTTCATTGGAAAACTGGATCGGTTCCAGCAGTTTGGTAAACCACTCCCAGACGCCGCTGATCGCGTTGCCGATACTGTCAAAAATCGGGGCCAGCGGTGCAAATACGGCGTTAAATGCCTGCGTGATAGGTTGAAGGCCAGCCATCAGCCCGGTAAAGAACCCGCTGAAAAATGCCTTAATCGGTTGCCAGAATTTAATGACGGCCACTGCTGCCGCAGCAAAGAGCGCAATCAGCCCCCAGACGGGCGCAGAAATGCCAGCCAGTAGAGTGATAAGCGGGCCGAATACCATGCGACCGGCGCTTAACAATGCCTGCATAGGCGAGCCAGCAAGCCACTGAAACGCACCACCCAGGCGCATTACTCCACCAGTCAGCCGCGCTATTCCTCCTTCACCGGCCAACGTGGTGAAACTGAGGCGAACAAGTGCCATCGGGCCGAGAACTGCGCCGATGGACAGCATCAGGCCACCCACGACAACCAGCAACGCGCCTATGGCTGCGGTGACTTTCATGATTGAGCCAACCAGAGCAGGGTTAGCCTCAACCCAGCGGCGGACGCTGCCAACCACCTTACTGACGGTAAGCATGATATCCATCAGTGGTTCGCGGAGCGTTTCCCCTGCTGAACTGAATGCGTTAACCGCGCCGGTTTTGGTCAATTGCCACTGAGCAGAAAGGGAAGCTTTGTTGATATCAGATTCCCGATTCATGGAACCTTTAGCGGCTGCGCCCTGCGTCAGTTCTATCTGGCGGCGTAGTTCGGGCAGGTTGTTGGCAAGTTTCTGCGCGTCGTCGCCGAACTCTTTGCCGAAAATCTGGGTAAGGTTGGCTACCTGCTGATCCGGGGCCAGTTTTTTGGACGCTTCCAGCACTGAAATAATTGTGCCCATCGCGTCCACTGACATGCTCTTCTGAACTTTTTCGGCGCTGAGGCCGAGGGCGTCCAGACCCTGCATAAAGTTTTTGCCCTGAACCGTAGCGATTGAGAGTTCGCGCACCATTGCATTGGTGGCGCTGGCGGCAACTTCGGCAGGGGTGCCGAGCGTCAGAAAGGTGGAACCCAGCGCGGCGGCTTGCTTGTAATCCAGTTGGCTGGCAAGCCCCCCAACGCGCTGGAGTACGTCGATAATATCGGAGCCTTTAGACTTCGCGTTATCGTCCAGGTAGTTAATGGCGTCTCCCAACTGCTCAATATTCTGCGTGGGGATCTTGTACAGCCCGGCGATTTTACCGAGGCTTTCAGAAAGCTGATCGGCGGGAAGTTCGAAGGCAACAGAAGCCTTTGCCGCCATACTGGCGAAGGACAGCAGATCGGCTTTTTGCTTTTGCCACGGATCATCGCTGTTTGCTACGCCCATGCGCGCACCGCCTTCGACCAGGGCGGCATAGTCAACAGCGCCGTTAGCCATTGGTAGCTTTTCGCTGGCATCCATGATCGCCCGCTGCATTTCTTCATACTGCGGGGTTCGGTTGCCGCTGTCGTCACGCAAGCCGTTTACCTGTTTGGCTACGCCTTTCATGGCGTCTTCAAGGCTGCTGTAGGATTTAACCGCAGCGGCGACAGGTGCGAGGGTTGCCGCCCCTACTGCGGCGGTTTTCAACCCCCCGCTCATCATCTTTTCGCCGGTTTCTTTGGCGCGGCTGTAACGGGCCTGCGCCTGGTTAACAGCGTCAAGCCGTCGTTGCTGTTCGGCAAGCTGGCGGTTGTATTGCGCGGTGCGCTGGTTGATCTGTTCCGTCGCCCGGCTGGCGCTGCTGATCGCAATGCCTTCGCTGTAGAAACTGGCGCGCAACTGGTTAAGTTGCGTCTGCTCGCCTTTCTGCTGCTGGGTTAACTGGCGAATGGCTGCACGTTGCTGATTGAGGGCGGCAACCTGTTCGGCGCTGCGCTGGCGTAACGGGCCATAAGCCGCCGCCATTTGCCGGGCCTGTTCTTTCGCCTGGGCCAGTTGTTCGGTGGTTTTTTTATTGGCTGCGGTGAGGCGGTCGAAGCTGGTTGCCTGACGCTCAAGCCCTTTAATGCTGGTTTTGGTCTGATTGATTTGAGACGCCAACGCGGCGGCACTCTGGCGCGCCGCGTTGACAGGGCGGGACATATTATTCAGGGCGCTGAATGCCACCCTGATATTTAAATTGCGGTCTGCCATTTAGTGATCTCCACCACTGCGCGCAGCCGCCTGATCACGCCATAACAGTATTTCCTGTACCGTCATGGCGTCCATCTCTACCGGCCGCCAGTGGAATATGACGGCGATATCTGCCATCAGGTCTTCTATGCGTTCGCAGGGGCATCGGATGATTCGTTGCCCGTATCCGTCGCGGTCAGATCCGAAGAGGGTTGCAAAAAATCAACCACCGCGTTGGCTAGCTGGCAAAAATCCCAGGTATCCATACGGGCAATCTCATCGGCGGTTAGTGCCGGAGCGGTAACGCGGGGCAGCAGAATAACCAGCGCGTCATAGTTGGACGTCAGCACGTCATAGGCTTTTAAGCCGCGCAGTGATCCAGCCTGTTTAAGCACGGAAGTGATCGCCACTTCGGTGATTTTGGTCTTACCGCGCGTAATAGGGGCGGTAAGAATAACGGTGTTTTCTTTGGTCTTGCTCATGATGCCGGGTTTCCTTATAAGCCGATGTTAGCGCGGTGTTTTTCCAGCACATCCACACCGGCAACTTTGTAGATCATGTTGAGCACATCAATTTCGATAATTTCTTCGCTATTGATGGTCAGCTTGTAATAGGTGTTTTTCAGGGTGTACTTATGCGAAGTATCATCCCCAACCTTTGCCGAACCGGGATCCAGTTCAGTGAAGCGGCCACGCGTCTGGATTTCGCACGGTACGGCGTCACCGGTCGCATCGTCCTGGTAAGAGCCAGCAAAGCGCACCTGCATTCCGTCCGCAGTGGTAACGCCCCATTTTTTCATTAGCCCGGCATCCATGCCGCCCAGCGTAATATCCATATCCAGGGCGCCAGCGTCGAAGCCCAGATCCACCGCAACCGAACCCGGCATACCGCCCGCCTGGTAGTCTTCGGTTTTTTTGGTGAGTTTGGCGGGGGTGATTTCCGGCACCATGCCGAAATAGTTATCCCCGTCAAAGAACATATTGAAATATTTGAGTTTCTTAGGCAGTGCCATAAGCGCCCCCGGTTAGTTATTCACTGCGCTGGAAAACGTAGCGAAATATTCGTCGGTGAACTCCTGTACCAGGCTGAGATTTTCCAGCGGTGGAACAGGGGTGTAGTTGTACTTAATGGTCAGTTGACCATTGCGCAGGGTTTCCGAGGTATTCGGTTCCGGGTCATACCAGCAGCGGGCGCCCAGCAGCTTGCCAGCCGTCACATATGAGGTCAGCTTCTTATTGATGCCGTCCACAATGTCCTTTACCAGCGACGGGGTAAGCGGTTTATCAACATAGGCGAAATGGGCTTCGGCGACGGTATCCGCAACGATCTGCGCGGTTCGGGTATAGCTTTCGAAGATATACGTTTCCGCGTCGCAGGTACGCGATCCCCAGATGCGGTAGCCGTCCTGCTTGATCAGCGTTGTAACGCCTGCTGCGTTCAGTTCGTCGGCGTCGGTATCGGTGCCCTGCAACGTGAAATAGATATCCCGATCCATCCCCAGCACGTTATTAACGGGAACGTTGGAAATGGTTTTATGCCAGCCCTGCGTTGCGTCGATTTTGGCGCGCATCCCAACCGCATGGGCACCCACGGGCACGGTGGCATTCGCCCCGGCGTTGGTGTCGTAGCAGATGAAATTAGGCCAGATAACCATCATTTCACGCTGTGAAAACTGCTCGCGGTATTCCTTCACTTCGGCGATTGTGTTGCAGCCGTTCGCTGCCACGTAAGCAAACGCGCGCAGTTTTTCCGCAATGACGCCGAGTTGTGCGGCTACCGCTTCCGTATCAAGCCCAGGAACAGCCAGTACACGCGGGCGCACGCCTACGCGCATTTCGGCAGACAGCAGCGCGTACATGCCGGTAAAGCGCCCGTTTGCATCGGTGCCGCCAATAACCAGTTGATCCTGTGTCTGTGCTGTGCCGCCTTCTGGCGGTTCGATATTTGCAGCATCAGCAACGCGGATCACAATGGTTTGCGGGCTGGTCTGGTCTGAAATCGCTTTCAGGGTGGTAAACAGGGTGCCGGTTTTACCTGCCTTGCCCAGCATGTTAGCCACGCGGGTGATCAGTACAGGGGTATCCAGCGGGAACGCTGTTTCGTCCGCATCATCAGCGGTGCAGACAACGCCGATCACCGCCGAATCAATGTCGGTGATCATCGTGCTAAGGTCGGTGGTTTCCGTGACGGTTACACCGTGATGGTAGTTAGTGGCCATGTATTTGCCTCGCCAGTTTAATGACTGCGAATATCATTGCGGCAATGACAGGCCGATGCGATGAATAAGGGTTGTCAGCAACCTGCAACAATGACGGGGCGTTGTTCATGCGCGCGCGCGTGGCGACGATGTACCCCATCATGATGAAGGGGTTGATATGGACACGACAGAAAACCGATATTCGCCGCGCCCGGCGTTCAGTATTGAAATTGAAGGTAATCAGCTTACGGCGCTGGATAACCGGCTGATCTCTCTTTCCCTGACAGATAACCGAGGCTTTGAAGCGGACACGTTGGATCTGACTCTGGATGATGCAGACGGGCAGGTAGCATTACCACCACGCGGCGCAAAGATATCGGTGGCGCTGGGCTGGGATAATGATCCATTGGTTTTTAAGGGCGTCTATACGGTTGACGAGATTGGACACGCTGGCCCGCCTGACCAGCTAACGATCAGTGCCAGAAGCGCGGATTTCCGCGATACCTTCAACGTGAAGAGGGAATATAGCTGGCACGATATTACCGTGGGGGATGTGGTCGCCAGCATTGCCAGCCGCTACGATCTGCGTGCGGGTGTCAGCGAAGAACTGGCGAAGATTGAGATAGACCACGCCGATCAGACGAGTGAATCAGATATCAGTTTCTTAACACGCATGGCCGAAATGCTGGGCGCGGTGGCAACCATTAAAAACGGTATGCTTCTGTTTATCACGCCAGGTAAGGGAGTGACGCAGAGCGGCAAGCCGCTGCCGGCGATCGAGATAGTCCGGTCAAGCGGTGATAAACATCGCTTTAACGTAGCTGACCGCGACGCGTACACGGGCGTAACTGCATACTGGCTTGATCTCAACTTTGGTAAAAAACCATCCACTACCGTGAAGAAAACCACCCGCAGGCGACGCACCAGCCAGGCCAAAAAGAAAGAGCCTGCATCCAGCAAAAAAGAGGGTGATTATCTGGCCGGGGCCGAAGGTAACGTTTTTGTTATCCGTAAAACCTTCAAGACGGAAAAGGCGGCGAAGCGTGCCGCTGCGGCTAAGTGGCGGGAGTTGCAGCGTGGCGCGGCGACGTTCAGCATCACCCTGGCGCGTGGCCGCGCAGATTTGTACCCGGAACAGCCCGCTAGAGTCTACGGCTTTAAGTCCACGATCGACAGTGGGAACTGGACGATAACGCGGTGCGTTCACGATATTGGCGTGGGAGGGTTTACCACGTCGCTGGAACTGGAAGTAAAAATCGACGACTGGACAGCGGAGAGTGACGATTCAACGTCTTAAGCGTTATAATTGCGTTGATATTAACCAGTCCTGAAAGGAGGCCCGCGTATGGCAATGCGCTGTCCTCGCTGCCGTGCAATAGCAAAAACCAGAACCAGCGTTGAGCTGAGTTTGCTTGTACGGCGCAGCTATCACCAGTGTCAAAACATGTTGTGCGGGTACTGTTTCACCAGCATGACGGAAATAGACGGTTCACTAAACCAGACCCAGCCAGCGCCCGGCGCGATGGTGCCACAAGAAGCTTTTCCACGAAGTCACCACGGCGAAGATCAGTTATCGCTGGCACTCTAAAATAACCCGCCTATATGGCGGGTTAATTTTTATTTATTCAAACAAAATCAACTGATAGGCTTTATGGCGGTTATGTAACCATGTCTATGGAGTCTAGGAAAATGGCATTAGTAAACTGCCCGGAATGCAGTAAAGAAATTAGTGATTCAGCGTTTAAATGCCCGTCTTGCGGCCATCAGGTCAGAAAGCCGAAGCGCTCATTTTTTGGCAAGATCGTTAAGTGGATATTTATCCTGTTTAACATCTTTATGATCTATTGCATTTTTGCCGGGGCTGGCGGCAGTAGTGACGTTATCAATAACGCAGCCTCAGACGCAGAACGGGCCGGAGCCGCAATTGGTACGGGGCTGGGGATGATGATGCTGGGAACCATCTGGGTTATTGGCGATATCATTATCGGAATGTTTGTTTTCTTTACTCGCCCGAAATCATGAAAGGTAATGGTATGAAAAAGATAATCATTGCTATGGCGCTTTGCTCTTCTGCTGTATCAACAGCGTATGCGGTAGAACCAGTTAAAGCCGATATTAACAATGACGCATTAATGAAATGCCAATCCGAGGCAAAAAGTGATGCGCGTTTAGCTTGTTACGATAAGGTTCTTCCACCGAAAGTGGCCGAAGAGGCTAAGCCAGTAGTAGGTGTTGGAAAATGGCAGGTATCCACGAAAACTTCACCTGTGGATGATTCAGAGAATGTTTATGTTAGCCTTTCTGCTAATGATTCTTTCCGGTCGCAGTTTGGGGAATCGATCACACCAAGTCTTTACATCACTTGCCGCGAGAAAAAAACAGAACTTTTCCTCAATTGGGATACCTATCTTGGGTTGAACGAAACACAGATGTTATCTCGCTTGGATAAACAGAAGGCAAAAACGAAAACATGGGACATATCTAGCGATACCAAATCCGTATTTTATCGTGGCAATGTCATCGAGTTCGTCAAGGCGCTGAGCCAGGCTAACTCAATGTTTACTCAGATCACGCCTTACAATGAAAGTCCCGTGAGTGCGACATTTGATGTTGCTGGTCTGTCAGAGGCATTGAAGCCACTTCAAAAAGCGTGTGGATGGAAGTAA